AACTCTACGAACGACTCACCGCAATGGGCTACAACAAAGACACAGACCTCACACGCCTCCACTACGCCTCACTCCCACCAATCGCCTCACTCGACACACCAGAAGGCGCCAAAGAAGTATGCGACCTAGCACGAGCCTGCCAAGCCGAACTCGTCATCATCGACACCTTCAGCCGAGCAGTAGAAGGAGCAGAGAACGACGCCGACACAGTCCGCAACTTCTACCGCTGGACAGCACTCAAACTCAAAACAGAAGGCAGATCACTACTCCGCATCGACCACGCAGGCAAAGACCTAAAGAAAGGCGCACGAGGCACCAGCGCCAAGAACGACGATGTTGACCTGGTCTGGCAGATGACCCGTGCCGGCGACGAAGTAAGACTCGTCCCAACCAAGAAACGCCACACATGGATCAACCCAGTAGACCTACAAGTACGCAAGACCGAAGAGATGTTCATCCAAAACATCAAAGGCGGCCCACGCCTCGACAAAGCCATAGAGATAATCAACCGAGAGAAAATCAATGTCCATGTCGGACAGAAGATATTTTGGAAACAATTCGAACCACACGCAGGAGTCGGAGAAGGCCGAGTCAGCCAACAAATGGCATGGCTCGCCCAGCAACAACTCAAAGAACAAACAGGTCTAATTGACTACACGCAAGAAGAGTTCTAAACACATGCTTGCTTGTTGCTTGTTGATGCTTACAAGCAAGCACAGGTTGCGTGCAAAAACCCAGCAAACCCTTACACAGTATGAGAGCATGACAACAAGCAACGCACACGCAACACACCGTCGAGTCGCTTGCTTGTGTTGGCGCGCTATCGTAGATAGCGCCAACAAGCAGACCACATCATGAGCATCTCAAGACCATGTCTGAACTGTCGCAATCTCACCACCAACCCACGCCGATGTCCCGACTGCCTCACGGCATACAACCGACTTCATCCCAAGCCCAAGCGACCTCACTACTCAGGCAACTACCAAGCACGAGCCAAGGCTGTGCGCGACTCTGCTCAGTATTGTTGGATCTGCATGGAAGGCGCACGACCCGACGATCCGTGGACTGCTGATCATATAATCCCTGGCGATCCTGACAGTCCGCTTCTTCCTGCTCATCGGTCATGCAATTCTCGTCGCGGAAATAAAACTAGAAATAAATAAATTCAAAACTTAAAATAATTTTGAAAAATAAAAATAAAAATCAAAATCAAAATTAAAAATAGGGCGGGTACACAGATGGAGGGTGGGTCAAAAATTTGAAGGTACAGGCCAGCCTGACCCATGCCGTTGGCGGACTTCTGCGTGGTCGGTGGTCGGGTCACGGCTACCATTGGTGGCATGGCCACCAAATCAACTGGAGTCGGTCGCGGATCATCCGCAACTCCTACCGAGCGCAAGCGGTTGAAAGGGTCACGGATCCGCACAGGTTTGGCTGCTTCACCTATGCCAGAGACTGCGCTCGCGCTAGTCGACATGGCAGTTGTGCCGGTCGTACCGAAAGGTCTAGGCAAAATTGGCGAGCAGTACTGGACGGTGTTGTGGACTGGTGGTCGGCGTCATCTGTCCGAGTTGCACGATGGTCCGTTGATGGGTCGGCTCTGTCGCAACTATCAGAAGATCTACGATCTGGAACTTTGGCTTGGCGACGATGTGACGAGTCGCTGGTACACATCGCCGAACGGGCAGATTGTGACTCATCCAGCGGTGAAACAGATCGAGCAGATGGACGCGCAATGTACTGCGTGGATGTGTCTGCTCGGTTTCACTCCAAGCGACAGGGCAAGACTTGGTCTTGCCGAGATAAGGGTGGCCAATGAGCTTGACTCATACCGACAAAGGAACTCCAACCTGGTCGACGCCAAAGTTATACAGCCGATCTGACGGTCACAAGGTCGTTGACTTTGCCCGTACCTTCTTGCATGTGAGCAAGGGTGTTCGTGCCGGTCAGCCTCTGATTCTTACCAACTGGCAGGTCGCACTTCTTGACGGGTTGTATGAGCGTCGCGAAGATGGGTTGCTTAGGTATCGTCGCAGCCTGATCGGAATGGGAAGGAAGGGAGGCAAGTCGTTGCTTGGTTCGTTGTGTGCGTTGTACGGTCTGATCGAGGGTGAGCCTGGTGCCGAGGTTTATTCGGCGGCGGGTGACAGACAGCAGGCGCGGGTTGTGTTCAATGAGGCGAAGTGGCAGATCACTCAATCGCCTGCGTTGTCGGGTGTGTGCAAGGTGTATCGCGATGTTGTTGAGGTTCCTTCGACTGGTGCGATCTACCGTGTGCTGTCGAGCGATGCGAAGTTGCAACAGGGCCTTAACCCAAGCACCGTCATATTTGACGAGGCTCATATTCAGCCCAATGAAGAATTGTGGAATGCACTTACATTGGGATCTGGTGCGCGTAAAGACCCGAACATTATCGCGATCACAACTGCTGGATATGACTTGGATTCTTTGTGTGGTCGTCTTTACAACTACGGCAAACGCGTTGTGTCTGGTGATCAGGTTGATGAGCGGTTTGGATTCTGGTGGTGGGAAGCACCAGCCGATTGTGAAGTGACGGATCGTGATGCTTGGGCTGCCGCGAATCCGAACTTGGCTGAAGGACTTCTTGACATGGAAGACATGGAGATCTCAATGATGCAGACAGCCGAGGTTGCGTTTCGCCGGTATCGCCTGAATCAGTGGGTTCGCACAGATGGCGAAAGTTGGCTGCCGAAGGGCGGGTGGGAGTTGTGTCGTAGTGACGACGAACTTGATCCGAACATTCCTGTGTTCGTCGGCATTGACATGGCATTGAAGCATGACTCGATCGCTGTTGTGGTTGCGCAACCGCAGGAGTCTGGTCGGATTGTTGTTCGTGCAAAGATTTGGCATCCTGATGGTGGTGTGATGGATGTGGCCGCAGTTGAGCAACACATCCGTGAACTTGGTCGCGAGTTCACTGTGCAAGAGTTCGCTTATGACCCAGCGTTCTTTCAACGGTCAGCAGAAGCGATGTCCGATGAAGGGTTCACGATGGTTGAGTTCTCGCAGTCGACTGCGCGTATGGTGCCTGCTTGCGGAACTCTGTATGAGATGATTGTGAATCAGAAGATTGCGCATGATGGTAATCCTGTGTTCGCTGATCAGGTGTTGTCGGCTGCGCAACGGTCTACCGATATGGGTTGGCGTTTGTCGAAAGGTAAGTCGAAACGGAAGATTGATGCTGCGATAGCATTGGCTATGGCTGTTGATCGTGCGACGAGAAGAGCCGAAAGTGTTCAGCAACCAGGGTTCTTCAATGTTTAGGAGCGGACAAATGATGATTCTAATTCTTGAGATGATTGCGGTGTTGATGATTGCGGTCGGCATATTTTACATTGCACTTCCGCTTGGGCTAATATTCTTGGGCGCATCTCTGCTTGCCTTCACCTTGGCTTGGGAGCGGTCAAAGAAAGCGGATAGAAACTGATGTTGTCAAGACTGTTCAACCCAAGAGGCGAAGAACGAGCCGTCTCTTATCAGTCGCTCTTCGCTGCGGGTGACGCATTCCAGTTCACAACTAATGCTGGCACAGTTGTCACTCAAGAAGATTCACTCAAGATCGGAACCGTGTATGCGTGTGTCCGACTAATCGCGGACTCTATCTCAACTCTGCCAGTCGATGTGTTCATCCGTGTCGATGGTGATCGCCGACCGTTCCGACCACGACCAGATTGGCTTGACATGCCTGAAGTCGGTGTGTCACGCACCGATCACTTCCAGCAGGTGCTTGTTTCGATGCTGTTGAATGGTAACTCGTTCACTCGTATCCTTCGCGACAACCAAGGTGTTGTCGGTTTGTCGGTTTTGAATCCGTTGAAAGTTGAAGTGAAACGCGACGAGTCACGCCGAATCATCTATGTCTTTGACAACCGTGATGTGATCGAGCATGAAGACATGATTCATTTGTCCGAGTTGCGTTTGCCTGGCGATCTTCGTGGCCGTTCACGCATCGAACTTGTCAAAGAGAATCTTGGATTGTCGAAAGCACTTGAGGAGTTCGCTGCAAGGTTCTTCGGTCAAGGTTCGCACACTTCTGGCATCATCGAGTTCCCAGGTAACTTGACCCGCGAACAAGCGAAGTCTTTGGTTGACGGATTCGAAGAAGGTCACAAAGGTTTGCGTCGCGCACACCGTCCAGGGATTCTGTTCGGTGGTGCGAAGTACACGACAACTTCGGTCGCACCAGACGATTCACAATTCTTGCAATCACGACAGTTCGCAGTTGAAGAGATTCTTCGTGCGTTCCGTGTACCGCCATCGATGGCTGGTGTGATTCAGTCAGGTGCGCAAGCGTACGCATCAGTTGAAATGAACGGCATCCACTTCGTGATGCACACACTCAGACCGTATGTCACCAAGATTGAGGACGGATATTCAAGACTCATTGATGGCCGTGGCGCATTCCTAAAGTTCAATCTTGATGGTTTGATGCGCGGCGACTTCGGCTCACGAGTCGCAGGATATTCATCAGGTCTACAAGCGGGCTGGTTGTCAATCAACGATGTGCGACGCTTCGAAGATCTACGACCGGCTGAAGGCGGTGACACTTACCGTGTGCCACTAGCGAATGTTGACTTGGGTGCGGCTGGACTCACAGAACTTGACCGCAAAACAATGATGGCTCAACGCCTCATTAACGCAGGCTTTGAACCTGCCGCAGTATTGAAAGCACTTGATGTTGATCCGATCGCACACACAGGTGTCGCACCTGTGCTGTTGCAACAGGTCGCCGAACCTACTCCGTCTTACGATGTCAATCAGCGTGATGTGAATGTGACGATGCCAGAGATACTTGTCAATGTTCCGCCGGCGAATGTGAATGTTGCTGCACCTGTGATCAATGTGCCTGAGACTGTGGTGCGTGTGAATGTGCCTGAGAATCGTCCGACTGTTCGCACGGTTGAGCGTGACTCTGATGGCCGGATCTTGACAATCACCGAAAGGGTTGAAGAGTAATGGCAACAGGACTATCGGCTTATCTTTGCAATTCGTTCCTTGACGCGCTCGGTAACAACACTTCTTACGCTGTCACTCAGGTTTACATCAAACTTCATGTTTCGGATCCTGGAGCAAATGGCACAAGCGGAGCGGCAACAGAGACGACACGCAAAGTTGTTTCGTTCGGTGCTGCGTCCGCTGGTGCGATCACATCTGATGCCGATATCAGTTGGACGAACATCGCAGGTTCGCAAGACGCAACACACTTCACCGCTTGGGACAACATCTCGGCAGGTAACTTCTTGTTCTCTGGCACGATCACAGGCAACGCATACACAGCTGGTGACACCTACACGATCTCATCTGGAAACCTGTCTGCATCACTAACAGTCGCAAGTTAGTTGCCCGCGATGGCGGTGAAAAGATTCCTGCTCGACACGAGCGAACTGAACGACGCCACATTCGGGTTGGATGGATTCAGTCCACCGTTCATTCTTGACACATCTGTTCTTGATGGCAACGGTCTTCTTGACGGTGCAGAGTTCTTAACAACTGCAACCGGCACAGCGACACTCGGCGCAATGTCGGCGACATCGACATCGACCGTCGCACACTTCGCAACCGCATCAGCCGACCTCGGTGAACTCATTGCTGAAGTTGCAGAAGTAATCGTCACAACCGAAGCGACAGCCGAATCACAACTCGGCGGACTTGCCAGTTCGGCGACTGCAATTGTCGTGCTACCTGCAACCGCATCAGCAAACCTTGGCGGTCTTGCTGCTTCGGCGATCACAGCGGTTGAACAGAACGCGGTCGCATCAGCAGACCTTGACGGACTCGTCGCCACAGCCAACTCTCTACCGACACCACCAGAACCAACACCAGAACCGACACCGACTGGCGGTCGACAATACGCCGCACCACGACGCAAGAAAATTGAACCAGTTCCCGAACCTGTAGTCGAGATACCACTCATCCAACCGAAACGACGCTACGCGGTTGTCTCAACATCGTTGAATGGAATGCAAGCACAAGCGACAAGCACAATCACATTCAGCATCTTGGACGACGATGCTGAGGTATTGTTGTTGGTCTGAGGTAACAATCATGCCAATCACAAATGGATCTATCGCAGTCGGAACGGCTGCCACACTTGTCAGTCACGCTGGAGTAAATCCAGGCACTTTGCATATCAGCAATCTTGACAACACCGACACAATCTTTGTTGGCGGTGTGACGGTCGTGGTGAACGCTGGTCATGCGTTACCGAAAAGCGCATCCGAAGACTTTGATATCTATCCAGGGCAAAGCATCTACGCAGTAGCAACCAAAGCCGGTCACTCAGTCGCCTTCACACTCATCACGCCGTAATGCCTTACTTCATTACCGACAAGTCATCAGATTGTTCTGGTTGGGCAACCATCAAAGAAGACGGCGAAGTAATCGGATGTCACTCGACGAAACAAGATGCGATTGATCAGATGGTCGCGGTGTCTGTTGCCGAGGACATGGAACCTGGTGGTGAACGCGCACCTGCACCACCGAAGGATCAGATCACAGGCAGCGACAAGAACCCTGCTGGTTCGGCTGCAGGTAAACAAGGTGGGATTGAAATCAATGAAACAACTGAGACGGCGTTGCGAAACAAAGTCACGGATCACAACGAGAAGATGACTGAAGGTGATCGGCCTGTGTGGACTCGTGTCACGCTCGGTGTATTGAAGTCTGTGTATCGTCGCGGATCTGGTGCGTACTCGACATCGCATCGTCCTGGTGTTAGTCGAGCGGCTTGGTCGATGGCGCGTGTGAATGCGTTCTTGTATTTGAGTCGTACTGGTCGTCCGCAGAATCCGAAGTACATCACCGACAATGATCTGTTGCATGTTGATCATCCGAAACATTCGGCGGCTGACCGTGCGTTGCCAGACAACTATCGTCCAGCACTCTCACCTGATGTTCCTGAAGGTCGTGCTTGCGGGAACTGTGCGTTCTACGACGAAGACAATGTGCAAGGCGAAGGTGACAATCTGAAAGCGTATTGCACGAAGTGGGATGATTATGTTGACGGCGGATTCTATTGCAACGCATGGCAACCACATGAAGAAGAAATGGAAGAAGAAGAAGAAGAATCAGTTCGGCAGGTATCTCTTGAGATACCTGTCTACATTCGCACCGCAGCAAGAAAAGGATTGGACTACTACGGTCAAGGTCTCGCGGGTGAAGGGCTGGTCGATCGAACCGTTCGTGAAGCACGAGACATGGCGCGAGGCGACATCACCGAAGACAAAGTCATCCGCTCGAACGCGTGGGCGCAACGACACGCAGTGGATCTAGACGCACCAAAGAACTCGGATTCGACGAACGACGAGTTCCCTGGTGCGGGTGCGGTCGCACATTATCTGTGGGGAATCAACCCGCTCAACCCGCAACCGGCACGAGACTGGTTCGAACGCAAAGCAAACCAAATCAAAGACGAACGAGGATTGTTCTCGTTCCATCGCGCCAAGACTGAATACTTTGCTAACATTCCAGGCATGGAAGACAACAAGGTTGAGACACGCCGCATTCATGTCAACGAGTTTGAACTTCGCGCAGGTCCAACAGGTGACGGAATGTCATTCTCAGGTTATGCAGCAGTCTTCAATTCTGATTCTGAACCGTTGCCGTTCATCGAGCGAATCGCACCAGGTGCATTCCGCAAATCGTTGAAAGGTCGCAACACAATCAAGATGTACATGAACCATGACTCGTCGATGCTTCTCGCTTCGACACGGTCAA